CCCAATCTTCTGCAAAGTAATTTGACATAGGGGGGGTGTCCTTTGTAATATATGGGGATGAATAAAAAGCCCCCCGAATTACATCTTGTGGATGGTACGAAAAGCAGACGCAACAATGCAACGCTTTTGCCCGACCAATTAAAAAAAAGAATTCCCTACGCAGAGTGGATGCTTGACCCTGATGCGTGGGACAAAAAGAAATTTTTTGAAGAAACCGCAGAATATCTTTTTGAAGTCTATGGGATAGGTAGCGACCAAGACAGACATTTATTAGGAATGCTTGCGAACAACATTGATAAATATATGAAGTGCGAAAAAGGCATTGATAAAAATGGAATTATTACAAGATTTAACAATGGGCAAACCCTCGGTCCTAATCCGTTTATCTCGGTCAGTAACAAAACACAATCTTTGATAATGCAACAAATGAACGCATTAGGACTTACTCCACAAAGCAGATTGTCGTCAGGCAAGGTTGAGGAAAATAGTCCATTGGCTCAATTTCTTAAAGGACCTTTAGCCCAATGAATTGGGAAGATGGCATAACCTATGCCATAGAAGTAACCAAAGGGAACATCAATGTTTGTAATGATGTTCGTCTGGCTTGTCAGCGGTTCATCAACCAAATGGAAAACAAAGAATGGCAGTATGTCTTTGATAGCCGTTTTCCTCAGCATGTCCTCAACTTTGCTTCTACGCTTGTTCATACAAAAGGACCTGACGCAGGAAAACCAATAGTATTAGAAACTTTTCAAATTTTTTTGATTTGTGCAGTTTATGGATTTAGGTCAAAAAAAGACTTAACTCAACGCATGGTCAGGGATGTAATACTTTTCATTCCTCGCAAAGCAGGTAAGTCAACACTAACTGCAATCATTGCTTTGTACGAACTATTATGTGGCGAAAGTGGTGCAGAAGTGTTTACGCTTGCGACAAACCGAGAACAGGCGACTATCGTTTTTGATGCGGCGAGAGGCTTTATCGAAAATATGCCTACTGAATTACAACAACAATTTAACCTTTCTAAATACGAAATTAAAAAAGCAGGAGACAGTCAGTCTATGCTCAAGGCTCTTAGCCGTGATACCAAAAAAACAGGAGACGGCAAAAATCCATCTTGCGTGATTATTGACGAGGCATCGCAGATTGTTGATCGCAACTCTATAGAAGTATTACATTCGGGTATGGTGGCTAGACAAAACCCATTGCGTATATATATTACAACTGCTAGTTTTACAAAAGACACAAAGTTCTACGAGGACTATGCTATGTTTAAGTCTATGCTGACAGGTGAAGCAACGGACAATCCCTCTTGGTTTGGTTTACTGTATGGGCTAGATTTAGCAGACGATTGGCGAAACCCTGAAATATGGGCAAAAGCAAACCCAATGCACGGAATCAGCGTGTTTGAAGAAGCCATAAAAAACAGGGCAGAAGAAGCAAAGTTAAAGCCTGCAGTTTTAAACGAATTTTTATGCAAGACCTTAAATATATTCGTAAGTGCCAATAGTGCGTGGATAGACAGACAACATTGGGATGATCCTTTAGCAATATTTGACAAACCTAGGGAAAACCCTGAAGCAGTATTTATAGGCTTTGATTTAGCGGCGACTAGAGACCTGAATGCCGTCTGCACTTTGAAGCGATATGGTGAATTTGACTATGAAGCAGAATGGAAGTTTTTCTTGCCTGAACAAGGGTTAGACCTAATACCTAAACATTATTCAGACATATTTAAGGTTGCGATACATTCAGACATTCTGAAACTTACCGAAGGTAATGTAATGGATGATAGGGAAATCAGCGATTACATTAAACAACAATGCGAAAAGTATGATGTAAAAGAGGTGGGCTATGACGCTTACAATGCCTCGTCTATGGTTGCTCGCCTGCACGAAGCAGGAATACCTGTGAAAAAAGTTGGACAAGGAATGGCGGTTTTGAACAATCCGAGCAAATATGTTGAAAAATTGATACTTAACAAACAAATTAAACATAACGGCAATCCTTTCTTGGGATGGCAACTTGGTAATTGCGAAGTATATACAGATGTAAACGGAAATATCAAAGTAAGAAAAAACGAGGCTGACAAATCTGCCAAAGTTGATGGCATAATCGCTTTAATTATTGCAACTCATTGCAGTTTAGATAATCCATTTGTATCAAATAGTTTTGGATTTAGAAGTTTTTGATATAGAATCGGATAAAAGCGAGGGAAAAACATGGGAATTTTAGATATTTTCAGAAGCAAACAAACCCTAAAAAAAGAATCTAATACCCTGTTTGGGCAGACTCAACTTGGTAATAATGTTATTTATCAAGGTCAAGCAGGCCGTCAAACTGTTTCGCAACAACTATTATATGTAACTACAGGCTCTACAACGACTGCAGGGCGACCTGTAGATATGACTGTTTTGAGCCGTAATTCAACAGTTATGGCTTGTGTCGGTGCAAAAGCAAGGGCATTATCGCAACTGCCTATACGCATAATGTATGCAGACGACAATGGCGAATTCGTGAATGCTCTTGAATCAGACAAAGTTGGACCAAGAGATAAAGCCAAAGCAAAGCAAGTAATTAATCTATTACACAACCCTAATAATTTTCAAAGTCAGTATGAGTTTTGGTATCAATGGTCTATGTGGCAAGACTTGGCAGGCGAATGTTTTACTTTATGGTGGAGAAAAGACCAAGGTGATCCTAATCAAACCCCTCTTGAAATGTATAACCTTGATGCGACACTTATTACTGTTCAACTTACTCCTACTCGTTATCCTTCCTATAGGCTTACTACTCCTACTTATGGATTTAACAAGGATGAGCCGTTATCAGCACATCAGGTCATGCACATATCTGAGCAAGCGTGGCAAGGTGTAGCAGGTTTTAACAAAGGAATATTGGCTACAGAATTGATTGCACTTGATCAAGATATTGATTTATATGCAAATTATGTGATGCAGAATGGTGCAAAACCTAGCGGATTATTTAGAACAGATCAGGTGATTCCTGACGGAAAATATAAAGAAATCGCAGGCAGGCTCAAAGAAGCGTGGGCAAATATGACAGGATCAAGGAATTCTGATTTATCGAAGCCCGGACAAGGAATGTTATTAGATCAAGGTATGACATTTGAAACTGTCAAAATGTTATCGTTGCAAGATGCTGATTGTGCTAATTTGAAAGTACAAACAATGAAGCGTATATGCGGATTGTTTGGTGTACCACCTGCTATGATTGGAATAGCAGATCAAAAATATAATAATACTCAAACAATGCTTGACGAGTTCTATAAAACGACTATGTATCCTATGGTTATCAATGTCGAGCAAAAATTAAAAAGTCAATTATTCAAAGGCTATCCTAATCTTTGTGTTCGTTTTGATACGAAGGATTTTCTCAAGGGAGCCGCTCTCGATCAAATGAATTTTGCAGTAGCAGGAATCAGCAACGGCATCTTAACAACTAACGAGGCGAGAGAATATTTGAATTTGCCTTTGTTAGATGATGAAGATAATTTACAAACACAGACAACAAAACAAGATACTATTACAGGGACCTCGCCACAAGATACAGGCGGTGGTGGTGGCGGTCAGGCAAGAAGAATGAACATTGGGAGAACATAATGTTTCTCAAAGATTTAATAAAAAAATGGACTTCACAAATTAATACTTCTAGTGTTAAACTGCCTAAAAATGTTATAGAATCCCCTAAAATACAAGATAATAATCAGGCTATTTCTAATGGGGCTATAAATGAAAAATCTAATTCTAGTTTGCGAAGCACAAGTCCAACTCGGAAGGGACGCGGACGAAGCACAAAATCCTAGCGGAATGATCGAAGCCCGAGCAACGACTTGGGGTGCTAGAGAAGGTGCAGATGGCAGGAAGTTTTTTTATAAGCCCGAAGGTTTTTACGATTGGGCAGACGAATTCTCTAAGATGGGCAAGCCGATGCCTATGTTTCTAAACCATAATGATATGGGTATGCCTATTGGTCAATGGGACGAAATTCATTTTGACGAAGAAGGAATGACTGCTAAAGGCAAATTATATTTAAATACAGTAGCAGGGTCAGATGTGTATTCTGTTTTGAAAGAAGCACCGAAAATGTTTGGCGGTGTCTCTGTAGGTGCATATGCAGATGAAGCCATGATGGTCGATGCAGATGGAGAACCATGCGAAGAAGATAACATGGCTGATGGCTATTTTCAAATTACTAAAGGTGGATTGCGAGAAATTAGTGTAGTTATGTACCCTAATAATCCTGAAGCAAATATTCAACACTTAGAATATTTCGACGCTAAAGGGCATCCTAATCCACGAAATATCGAAAAAGTCTTGCGTGATGCAGGGCTTTCCCGAAAAGATGCGACCACCGCATCTTCAGTCCTCAAGAAAGTTTTAGAACAGCGTGATGCTGATAAAACTATTACTGAGGTAGCCCCTATTCAGAGTGAGCCTGAAGCGGTGGTCAATGAAGCCGATGCAATTCTGCAAGCCTTAAAGGAAAGAGAATTGTTGAAGGCATTATCTAAACGCATCAATTAAGGAGTATCAAATGAAAGAAGTTATTGAAAAATTAGACTCAATCGAAGCACAACAAGTAGCAAAGATTGACGAAGTAAAAGCAGAAGTTGCACAAACTGTAGAAGCAGTTAAAGCAGAAATGGCAGAAAAAGTTGCATCTTTAGAAGCCAAAATTTCTGAAGTTCAAGTACCTGCAATCGTTTCGACTTACAAGTCATTAGCACAAGAAATGAATCGTTCTGTTGTAGAACAGTTGCGTGATTTTTACAAATCTTCTAATCGTGTAGAAAAAGAAGTTAAATTGTTCGAATCAGTTGATCAATATGATGCGTTCATTAAAGAAGCATCTGATCTAGGCAATCCTGCTGGCTATGGCTCTGGCTATAATGTCGGTGGTCGTACTGGCTATGACCCTGTATTTGTTTCTTTGCGTCAAACTAATCCTATGCGTGGTGTTAGTCGTTCCGTTGCTACTGATGGTTCTGCTTATCAATTCCGTGCAAAAGTCGGTAACGCAGGTGCTCGTTGGGGTTATCAGATTCAAAACAACGGCAACCTAACTACCCAAAATACAAACATTTGGCAGTTAGTTCTTAAAGATTTGAATTGTGAATTCCCTGTTCGTACTGCAACCCTTGATGACATTGATGGTTTAGAAGGCAATATTATTTCTGACATGATGGCTGAATTTGGTCAAGCAGAAGCACAATCTATGATTCAAAATAATGACCAAGGTGGCGATACTGGTTATGGTGGTACAAATGGTTTGCGTGGTTTAAATCAGTATGCTTATTACAACGCATTTGACGCAGGAGTAATTCATCCTGCTCAGTATGGCACAAGCGGTGTAGCAACTTCTGATGGCTTATCAACCATTACTACTTATGACCAATTAACAACTAATGGATCTTCTGCATCTGTAAATAATGTTACCTACGCTGATGTGGTAAACATGATTTATGCGTTGCCAAATCAATATTGGACAACTACTGCTTGCTTCATGATTAATCCTGTAATGCTTTCTGCAATTCGTGGATTAACTGATGACCAAGGTCGCCCAATTTATGTTGATGGTTTGGCTCGTGAAGATGGCATTGTTGGTTCATTGCTAGGCTTTGATGTTGTAGTTAACAAATATGTTGATAATCCAAGCAAGTATTCCGCATCTGCTGGTACTGATGACTTGTTCCCAATGTATTTTGGTGATTGGCAAA